TAGTCCTGCGTTACCCATCATGCCGTCTGGCGTAGCTCCAGCATGATCGCCGTACTCAATAAACACTTGATTACTGCCGTGCGCTGAGACAGACAATCCGGTTGCTGCAACAAACGCCGCCACTGCTTCCGCCTCATTGTCAATGCCCCATTGCATATCAGCAGACACGTAGCTGTCAGATGATCCAGGCATAACCAGGCACTCGGCGACAGTTTCATTTACATACGTTTTTGCTCCATCTGGCAGCTCGGATTTGTTAATGCACGTCATCAGCCGGTAAAACTGCGATGCAGTAAACCTGCCTAGTCGCTGAGCCAACCAATCTGCCCTAATTTCCTCCGCTGTTTTTAATGGCGCGGATTTTTTAAGCGCAACGACGCCAGTTGCCTTAATCATATCTTCAAAGCCGTCCAAACTTAATGCTGCCGCCATGATCATTGCTCAGTAACAATCAGCGGGATGATTTGCCAGCGATTTGACATTTTGCCGTTGCCTCGATTTTTCTTTTTGCCGATAAAAGCTATTGCGACGGGCGTTAGCGTAGTCATCGGCACAATGTCACCGCGACTAATCGCATCTTTAATGTTGCCTACAAGCACTTTTGAGGCAGAAATATAACGGCACAACTTGTCCTCTTGCTGCTCTAGCATCATGACGCACTCGACCGAGCCGATCTCTCCAGTGTCCATATTTGGCACATCGTGATAGCTAACACCGGCAATGTAAACCAACTTTTCTTCCCCCTCAGCCACTGGGGACCAGTACTCAACTGACATGGGGATAAAGCCTTTGTTTTTTGCTTCCAATTTCGGCAATACTGTTTGAGTGCTGATGTTAGCCTCTCCGATTTGAGCGACTGAAAAGCGCGATACTGTGGCTGTTACAGCAATATCGGCGGCAGGTTTAACGGATAGTTGTTGAGTTGACATAGATTTATTCCTGTTTTTTTTGTTATTTTAAGTAAGCGCCAAGAGGCCTTGGCACCAGTTGGTTTTAGCACTCGCCAGAACCATGGCAAGTGTCACACGCTGTATCGATGTACATGCCTTCGCCTGAGCCGCCGCAGTGCTCGCAGCACTCTCCGGTTCTGTCGTCCATTTCGTCTGATGCAAAATAGCCGATCAAGCTGATGTCTTCGTCCATTTTTCTGCTCCTAATGCGCTAGATAAAGCGTTTCGACTACAACAGCATCAAGCATTTTTGTTTTCGCCAACGCGACTTCGCTTGCGTGATACGCACTAAATGCCTCGATTGTGACAAATGAACTGCTCAGCGTTAAAACCCCTTTCACTGATCTTTCGCCGGTCAACTGCACTTGATATTTAGCTTTTTCCATTATCTTTCTCCGCTTTTTTCGCTGGAATTTTTAGCGTCAACACGCCTTGTTGTTCATTGTGCTTGACCCAATCGACATCAGTGATTGGGGTATTAAGCGTTAAAACCCCTTTCACTGATCTTTCGCCGGTCAACTGCACTTGATATTTAGCTTTTTCCATATCTCCATTCATTCATCACCTCCAACACCGTAAAACTTTTCCGCAAATCCTACCCCTGCTTCAAACCCACAATCCCATTCGGTACTCAAAGGATCGCGCTTTGGTGGCGAGGTGTCACTAAACCCTTGTTTATACCCTTTCTCGTACCATTCAATTTTTATCACTGCTATGTCTGACTCTTGCTTAGATTGGGCGAGCAGTTCTTCTATCTCCTCACGCAACATATTGCAATTATCTCTATCGCCATCTAAATCTTCCCAGACTTTTCTTAGCAACTCTCTTTCTTTACTTTTCATAATTCCTCACTCAAAGGCTCGCATTCTGGTAGTGACGTGTAAACAATTCGCACAGTTGCACTCCCCATGCGCTTGTTGTAATCATAGCTTTGCTTTTTTTGGTCAATCCAAGAGCCATCCGGCTTTTGATACTGATAAATTTCCACAGGCCCTACCTTATTCCCAACCTGGTCATCATATTCTCCGATTGTCCACATGATCGCTACCAAGCTTGTCAGTAGCACTAACGCCAGCACTGCTACCAAACATCAGTATCGCGGCAACAACAACAATAAAAACAAACGTCACAAACGCAATCAGCATGCGAGACATCAGATGACTAAAGCTCAACTCATCGTCAAAATGAGATTGATTTTGTTTTTGATCGACCATGATAATTTTAATTGGCATAATAATCCTTGGTTGTTAGTTAACGCCCGAGATCAGCATCTCAGACAACTTTGTAATGCCCTTAGGTAGCAGCAGCACTTGCTCAACCACTTTTTCACTGCCGTCTGAGCGCGTTACGGTGGTGATTTTGTGCTCGACTAGCCCTTGCTGGATTTTGTCTTGATAGCCCAACCAGTTTTTGCCCCCTGCGCGCTTGTAGATCCAATGCACTTCTTGCAAAAATGAAAACAGTTTTTTGGGCTGCATTTTTAACGCTTTGGCGGAATCCGTAATGCACTGGGAACCTTCGCTGGATGAAATCCTGTCAAGCGCGTTGGCCTTTGGCTCTAGAATTTTTACAGTTGATTCCAGGGCTATTACTTTTTCCGTGTACGTTAGCAATAATCCTCGCATCATCCCCGCGTCACTCAATACCGTGGCGTAGTCAAACGCAGGCTTTTGCTCCAGCTCCGTCATACGATCATACACAGCCGCCTGCACTTTGTAGTTTTCAGACATCACCATCAAATTTGCTTCGCGCTTAGGGAGGGCGTAGCATGGTTTTTCCCGTTTGTAAGCGTCAAAATAGATGGCGTTAAATTTTACGGCATCTTTTATGCCTAATACTTTTACTATCTTTTTCATAAAGTTATCATGCGCTAAAACAGCCGCATCCGCTTCACGCATGTCATTAATGATTTTCACGATCTCAGTTGAGAGCATGGTTTTTGCTGTTGTTAATGTTGTTAATCCACTCATTTAAACATCCTCATTAGATTAATAAATGCCCGATTCTCACGGGCTTGGTATCTGATACACAATCAGGATGTGTGATAATACCTAGTGTCTGCCTATAAAAATTAACCCTTGTTTATAAAGGATAATTTTTATAAAAGCCGCTTACGGTTGCGGCACCAAGCCTTTCGGTTTGGTCGTAGAAACATCGGCCCCTTTGCTGGTTAGAGCGGAGGAAATTCCGTTTACTGGGCCATGCCCCATCTTGAACTTATATCCCGAGTTTCAAGTACGGTGGAAAAACAACTTAGTAAAACCGACTGGCTTGTGTTCATGCGTAAAATCACTAAAAACAACATGGACTGCACGGCTCTTTTTTCGGTGGTCGTGGACACCGGCCAATCGATTTTTTAAAACACCCTTTATAAAGATGCTTTAAAAAACCCCGCGTCTGCGGGAAAGAGGATTCCGCTAATGAGGTCGGAATGGGTTAAGCGATTTTCTTGACTGGCTCTATCGCCGATATAAAACCACTGACTTCTTTATGCAAAAGTGACTTGCGGTCTTCATAAGGAATCTTTGCGCCGATTAATACAGAGTTGCGGTTTTCGATCTTTGCTAATAGGGTCAGTTCATCAAGGCTTAATGAATCACGATCTCGGCCTTCATAGCTTCCGGTTATGACAAAATTAACCATCCTTGCTTCATTAGAAAAATGGTAAGACTTTATAACTTTACCGTCTTGCTCCCTAGTAAACTGAACCATGTCGGATTGAAGCTTGTAAGTTGCCGATGAAATATGACGAAGCTTTTTTCGATCAAGCTCCATTAATTTTCCAGTTGCGTAGTCGTCGAATACTTTGTAAACCTTAAATTTGAACTCAGGACTTAACCATGCTGCATAGTCATAAACAAGTTCTTTGCAAACGTAAGTGCCTGAGGCTTTGCCGCCCTTTTTTACTGAAGTTGGAGCTAAGCAGGAATTCTTGCTTAGGTTTTCTTCCATAGACATAAAGGCGTTATCCCGCCCTTTTAAATATTCAACCCCTTCTTGTGTTGATTTGTTATTTAACCAAAAAGATGGACGCTTGGTGTTTTCGCTCCCACTCGCTCTCCATAAATCGGTCAGCGAATAACGACCCTCTGCATCCTGGTGGATGGCAATACTGTCAATTTCAATAATGTTTTTGGGCATATCAATCTCCAGTTCAGTTTCAGCGGTTGGGCTGATGGTTAGTATTATTCGCCGATAGCGAATTAATGTCAACAGCCAATAGCGAATTATTTCAAAAATAAATCACCCAAGGCGGGCTTTACACTTATTAATACACGCTAAATTTTAGGCAACAAAAAACCCGCCGGAGCGGGTTTGGGGGGGGATTTTGGGCAATAAATGCCACTGCAAGTTATTACTTAACTATTTAATTAAAGCAAGTATGACGCTGAGCTGGATGTTGCTGTGCTTGAAAATAAACAAAGAATTGTCACGCTAACTGCGGTTTTTAAAGCGCTTGATAGACCCATTCGTGGTAATTCGCGTTTGATCAACATGCCTACATTTATGGATGCAAAGAACCTACAGCCCTTTATTGGCGCAGACTTAAGCGGTGTGATCAACTATGAGGCTTAGCGATCACTTTCTCTGGCTTCACTTTTACCCACGTCATCTATCTCATCCGCAATATGCTCCAGATCCAGCAGCTCAAAACGACCAGCGCGAATAAAACCGGCCTGTTCCTGCGCCCACGCAACAATATCCTGGTTATACGTTGTCACTTTTAATCCTTATATCGATCATACATGCTGAGCATCTCGCTAAAGCTCAAGCTCAGTGCAAGCTTATGCTCACAAGCGTAATCACTGCACCCCACTTTATCCGTTATTAAGCATGGTTTTTTTTACAGTTTTCACCCCCCCCCCCACATTTTCTGTTGCGGGTGTCAAGGGTTTATTTTCGTTATTTTGGGGTTTATTTTGGGATAACTGATAAATCATTCCGCTCACTAATTCCCGTTGCTCATTAGTAAGCCCATTCACATTGACGTAACCTTGCAGGTCAGTCTCTTTGCTTTGTAATGATAAATCTTTTCCAGTCAATAGCCACACAACACAGCAATTAAGTTTTTTAGCTATATCAAGAGCCGTGTCCATAGACGGCAATTTTTCACCATTTACCCAGTCGCTAACGGTCGCTTGTGAACAACCAAGCCGCATAGCAAGTTCCTTTTGATTCTTTGGTGGCGCGCCCGATTCTTTCCATGCCCGCTTAAATCGGGCTGCATATTCAGGATATTTCATAAGCTCATTATCAACTAAATTCAATTCGCTATTAACTGTTGCTTTTAATTCGCTATCGGCTAATAATAGACACATGAGCATATTCCTAAAGATTACAGAAAATTACGGCAACCAAGAAAAAGCGGCGCGTGCGCTGGGCGTAGCGCCATCAACTTTTTCAGACTGGGTTGCAGGTAAAAAAATACCTAACAAAAAAAACATTCGAGTACTTATTAGCGCTGGATTCACAGCTAATGAGATAGTGGAAACATGCTTTAACACCGGCTCATCAGATGCCGACCTTTAAAATCTGACATAAAAGAGACCATCAACATGGCAAGAGACCTCCGAGAAGAGACCAATTTTAACGCTCAAGAATGGGCGCTGTTCAAAAAAGGCGCGGAGTCAGTAGGCCTGACCAAAGCGACTTTTTTACGATTTGCCGCGCTCCAGGTTGCCGAGAAGTATATGCGCGAAGACGCTAAAAAGGCAGCCGAAAGAATCTCGGAATTTGACCGATAGGTGCTAATACCTACATGAAAAACTGCTGCCTTGATTGCACCGACTTCACTAAAGACACCATCGGTTTTGGTGCAGGCATTGGACGCTGTGAATCGTATGAAGCGGGACTGTTAAAGAATCCCAGTGCTACACAAATCAAACAAGCCAGGATGGCGAGAGGAAATGCCCCGGACTATGGAGTGTTCTGGGGCGGTACGGGGAAAAGGAGCTGTAAGAAATTTCAAGCAAAAAAAAAGCCCTGCATCCGAGAAGATTCACAGGGCTTTAAAATTCAACTAACGAGGTAATTATACCATGAATACAGAGATTGAAAAGGCTATATCGAGCCGGGTTAGCATGGCGCTGGTGCATTTGCAGCAAGGCCAGGTGTGTGAGTGCGAGCGGCTGTTAAGACAGCTTAAAGCGGTACTGCTCCAGCCTGAATTAAGGCATGTTAAGGCGGCTAAGGTCAGCGGAGTAACGCTATGAAATGGTTTAAGCATCAATCAACTGCAAGGAATGATGAAAAGATTGCGCTACTAGAAGATTTGGCCGGTCTTGAGGGCTATGGCTTCTATTTTAAAGTGCTGGAGATCATAGCGGAGAGTATGGACGATTCAAGTAAAAATCATGCTGAGTATAGCGTCAGTATGTGGTCAAAAAAGGTCAATGTTTTACCGGCTAAATTTAAAAAATTGGCATTGGCGTGTGCTGAAGTAGGTGTGTTTTTAGTAGAAAACAATACAAAAAACGAGCAAAAAGAGAGCAAAAACATAGCAAAAAGAGAGCAAAAACAGAGTAAAAACAGAAGTGAAACATACAAAATCACATCACCTAACATATTGAAATTTAGGGATAACTACACAAAAAACTTGCAAGTAGCTTCTAAGCAAGAAGAAGAAGAAGAAGAAGATAAAGAAAGAGAAGTAAAAGAAACAGCAAAAGCAGTCGCTATCGCTCCCGCTATTTCGCCTGCTTTGCCTGATGAAAAAAAACCCGCCAAGTCCATCACGCCTACCGAGCTTGCGTTGCTGTTAGCGCTAGGTATCGACCGTCAACTGTCAATCGACTTTTTGACACTCAGGAAGGTCAAGAAAGCGCCCCTCACGCAAAAGGCGCTGGAAGGATTGACCAGGGAAGCGGGCAAGGCTGGAATTTCGCTAGATGACGCCATTGGCATCTGCATCGATCGCAGCTGGACGGGATTTAACGCAAGCTGGAATTGGCAAACCAAGACAAGCCAATTCGGCCAAGGCAAAGGCGAAAAGCAAATATCAAATCTGCACGATGCTTACCATGCCTTCACGCAGTGCGATATGCCAAGCCAAGCGGGTATTCGCCATGAAAATTGAAGACAAGCAACAATTCGCTCAGGCGTTAATCAAATCGGCACTGAATTATTCCAAGGATTTGACCAAGGAGCACATGGCGATGTTGTGGGATGACCTGGTTGACTACGACATTGACGAAGTTGAGCAAGCAATAGCGCTGCAACGGCAAACAGGGGATTTTTTCCCCAAGGTGTCAGACATTATCGCGCTGATCCCTAGCCGCAAAACCAACAAGCTCAAGCCCGGTCAGTTTCTGATTGAGGGCGGCCGCAAATACAGGATGCTGAACTGATGCAAGCGGCTAAACACAAAAATACCGAGGAAGTGGTCATTTCTGCGATTTTACACACGCCGTCATTGATTTTGACCCAACCGCTAGAGGCTCGCTGGTTTGTTGCGCACCGGAAGATTATCGAAACCATGCAGCATTTGGCGGCAACCGGGGTTGAAGTCGATGCGTTCAGCGTGTCGGATGCGCTTAACCAACCGGGCTTGCTGGCGGTACTGGTCGATATTCAGAAAAACGTCTTTGGCCGTGAGGGTAATTACACCGGGAATGTTGCTAAATTGCGTGATTACTTTGAGTCCAGCGCTATCCATGCGTCGATCAAGAAAGCGGATCGTGACATTGGCGACGGTGAAGCGCCTGCGGTGGTCATGACTGGCTTGATTGCTGATGCTATCAAGATTTCCAGTGCTGAGGGCAAGAGCGCGGTGTACAACGCCAAAGAAGCGATGAGTGTTTTTATCAATCGCCTGGATGAAATTTACGACGCTAGAGATACCGGCGGCACCGGCTTAAAAACCGGCATTGCAACGCTGGATGAATCAATGGGCGGGATGCACCCGTCCGATATGGCGATTGTTGGGGCGAGACCGGGGGTGGGCAAAACGGCGTTTGCGGTGTCGATTATGCGCAATGTGGCGAAACAGGGTAAGCGCGTCGGCTTTTTCTCAACGGAAATGAGCGTGTTTCAGGTAATGAGCCGCTTTGCCAGTATCGAATCGAAAATTAACGCGCACAAGCTAAGGCAAGCGGACTTGGATGAGATGGATTTTGCCAGGATAACAGCCGCAACCAGCACCATCATGGGCTTTAACCTGCGCATTTGTGACAAGCCCGCCATCACCATTGGCGAGCTATCAATGCAAGCTAGAGCGTGGGCGGCGGATGGCGGTTTGGACTTTATTGCAGTGGATTATCTGACCCGGCTACACCCTGACAAAGTGGGCTTTAATCAAAACTTGGATGTTGGTCTAATTGTGACTGGACTGAAAAACTTAGCGCGTAATTTGAATATTCCAGTGATGGTGTTGGCGCAGCTAAACCGCTCTGGCGCACAACGCAAAGACAAGCGCCCTGTGATGTCAGACCTGCGTGATTCCGGCATTATCGAACAGGAAGCCGATCAAATTTTGATGTTGTACCGGCCTGATGAGGACAGCGAGACCGAGTTTCCACCTGAAATCGTTATTGAAAAGAACCGGCACGGAGAATGCGGGATTGTGCGCTGTGAGTTTGAAAAATCGACGATGCATTGGCGCGATGTTGAGGCTGGCTATGATGCTTAGCTGGCCAATACTGGCTTTACCCCCGATAAATTTATGGAGCTTTCCTGTGCAAACAAAACGTAATGTGAAATTAGACAACCGGGCTAGAAGTCTAAAATTAAACCCACGGCCAAGACCGAAAAAGGCCAGTCAGCCGATCATCGAGCCAGCTAAAGGCGAGGTCCACGGCTACGAAATAGCACGGGCGATGCACTGCGCTTGCTTTAGTGCAAAACGATAATTAACAAGGAAAGCCATGAGAAACGCATTACAAATTTTGCCGACTGCAAATAAAACAACGATGTCATCAACTGAAATTGCCGAGCTGACTGGTAAGCGAAAAAATGACATTAACCAGGACATAAAAACACAGCTTTTTATTGGTCTTTATGACTTAAAAGATGGTGGAGATTTCCACCATCAACAAATTCAAGGCATTACGATTGTTCTTGATAATCGCGATTACTGGTCTGAGGTGCTGCTCGATAAGTATCACACCGACATTCTTATTTCCGGCTACGAAGTTAAGTACCGCGCTGCCATTGTGAAGCGCTGGCATGAGCTTGAGCAACGCAATCATATTGTGATGCCTAACTTTTCCGATCCTGCCGCCGCCGCTATCGCTTGGGCGGAACAGTACACTCTTGCACAAAACGCAATAGCCACTAAAGCCGAAATTGGCAACCGCCGCGAAGCCACGGCAATGAATACCGCCAGCCAAGCCGTTAAGCAAGTCAAAAAACTGGAAGTCGAACTGGACAGGTCAAAAGACTACTGCACGATTAAGCGCATGGAAATGCTGTATCACGGGCAAAAGTTTAATTGGCGGCTGTTAAAAGGCGCATCTACTGATTTAGGTATTGAGCCGCAAGATGTATTCGATGCCAATTACGGTACGGTCAAAGCTTATCACATTGACGCCTGGCAAGAAGCCTATGCCATTAGCCATTTAGAAGCGGCATAAAACCCAATAACCCGGAAGCCGACCCCGGTGTTGGTCGGCATAATACGGAATAACTATGGCTCTCAATAATTGCTGTTTCATGGGAAATTTAGGCGCTGATCCCGATAAACGGGTTTTGCCCGATGGCACGGTGGTAGTGAATCTATCTATCGCGTGTAGTGAAAAGTGGAAAGACAAAATCACCGGCGAAATTAAAGAGAATACCGAATGGGTGCGGGCGGCCATCTTTGGCAAACGCGCCGAAGTGGTGGCTGAACATTTCAAAAAGGGCAATCAGATTTATGTGCAAGGCAAGATGCGTACCCGCTCTTACGAAAAAGACGGGGTTAAGCATTGGGTGACTGAAATTATGGTCAATGATTTTCAGTTTTGCGGAAATCGCCCCGGCGGCGATAACACCAAGGCGCAGCAGCAGGCTGAGGCTTATGGCGCGGGGGCTAATTTCGACGCGCCTTTTGACGATGACATCCCGTTCTAGTCATGCGCTGGCTGGCTGCGTTAGGGATTTTGGCATTGGCGGTCATTATCATTGTGGTGATGGCGGTTAGGGAAGTCTTGGGCTTGGGCAATGAGCACTAGCCAACACGCCGCTTATCGGCGCTACATCAAGTCCGACGCCTGGAGACTGAAACGCCGCGAAGTGCTGGCACGAGATCGAGGCCGGTGTCGCTTATGCGGCAATGCCGGTAAAGGGCTGGCGGTGCATCACTTGACTTACGCCCGCTTTAAAAACGAATTGTTAGATGATTTATTAACCCTGTGCCACGGCTGTCATGCGGCGGTACACCAAAACAAACGAGATGCTTATCATGGCTAAAAAAGTAGAAGTGCAACAAGATTTATTCCCGGTGGCCGTTGAAATTTACGGCTTGGGCGTGTCCGAATTTAAGATCAAGGAGGATTGTGTGATTGCGACGCTGAACGGCCGCACCGGCATTACCGATGTGGCGCATGTGACTAATGAGGTTTGGCGTAAGGCGATTGCTGAATGGCTGGTAATGCTGTGCGGTAATGAGGGCACGTGCATTGATGGCTATATCAACGAGGCGAGGATGCGACTGCACCAGCTGGCAGATGAGCGCGCGGAAGCATTGGCGCTGGTGAATAATTCCAAAGTGTCACAGTTTCCATCGAAAGCAGCAGGGGCGTTGGCGTAATGGAAATTATTATTACCTTTATGGCGGGCATTTGCGCCGGATCGTTGATTGTTATTTAGCTTGATGAGCGATGCAAAAGCAGCGGTAACAACTTATTTATCATAACCGGGGAGGGTTAGTGGCAAGACAAGAATTGATCGAAGAAATAAGTACAACGCACCGCGAAATCGAAGCGAATCGAAAAGAGTCACAGCAGCTAGTTGATCGTGTGCACAGATTAGCCAACAAAATACATTGCGAGCTGGCGCCGGCTAATGTGATTGCGCGTCGCGATTTAGGCATGCTGGACCTGATTATTTTTTGCAACACGGGCAAATACCCGACTAAAGGGAGCTAAAGCGATGACAGAAAAAGAATTTACCCGCAACGGCATGCGTTTTGTGGCGGTTGAAGGTGACGATTGCAGTAAGTGCTATTTTGAGAATAGATGCATATCCGACATCCACCCCTGCATGACTATGGGGCGCACAGATCGGATGGACATAGTGTGGACTAAAGTTAGTGTGGATTATCATGCCAATTGAGTATTTAGTTTTTTGTGTATTTATTATGATATCGCTAATGTGCGCCGCAGAATTTGGCGCTGGAGATGATTAATGAGCGCTATTTTTGCTGAGATAATCTGGTTTTTTGTTTTGTTAGCTACGTTTTTAGTGGTTATCCCTATGGGATTTATTGTGATTAGTTTGGATTATTTGATTGAGGAGGCGTGGATGTGGATGTCAAAATAACAAAGCTTTGCAAAAGCTGCTGCTCTATAACAAAAAATGATGAAAAAAACCCGTATGAGTAACGAAAAAAGGAAATCGGCGATGAACACTAATTATGATTGAGATCTTAATAACGGCACTGCTAGCGGCAGTTTTGATCGCATGGATGCACGAGATTGCTGTGCATTACAAAACAACCAGGCCATGCCAGCACCTGGCAAAGCTTAGCTATCACAGCTTAAAATTGCACCAATGCGTGGATTGCGGGGCAAAAATACCGATGGACGATAACACTGCAAAAATAAAACATCAACGATGACAAAACCAAGGCTGTGGAAAAACGGCGGGTACTGGATGTGCCGAGTGCTAGGCGATAGTAGCGTGGTATTTTGTGGTGCAGGCGATACACCCAGTATAGCGTATGCTAACTGGGCTAGGCAGGCAAGAAATAAGGAAGGTTGTAAACAATCCCCGACCTAAAGGACGGGGCTTTATGGTAACTAAAATCGTTCCACATTAGGACGGCTTGCAGCGCCCCTTGATAGGCTGAAAAGCCTGTCAAACTTAGCGATATTCGACGCCGCATTGACGTTGCTGTGAGATAAGTGACCACAGTTTTTACAATGATTATTATAGGGCAGAAACAATGCAAAATAAAAGCCAAAAGCACACCATTCCTCCCCGCCCTGAAGGGGGGGGGTCTCCTGGAGCTTTTCTGATGAAGGCTGCAATAAATCTATTGCCTGAGTCAATCGTAGAAATAATCAGTATAATCGGGGAACACGAGACCGGTCTGCTGATTAAATATTTTTCTGGTCGGGCCGTATTTTTCCCTAAGAACCCTGGAAAAAACCCTGGCGCGATAAGCCCGTCCTCGTGGGCTACCCTATGCCTACACTTTGGTGGCAGCCTGGTATTTATTCCACGCTGCCACAAATCGCTGTTACATAGCAGGAATCAGCGAATAAAAGCGGACAGGAGCAACGGCTTGTCTATTGCTGAATTAACTGGAAAGTACACGTTAACCGACCGGCAAATCTTTTCTATCCTCGGCAAAGAAGTAAACGCCCAACAAAATGACCTGTTTTGTCTTTAGTGAAGCGCTTCATCTGCTATTTAGCCACCATAAGCCCTACACTAAAGACAAAATAATCAGGGGATTTATTATGGATCAGTTAATAGCGCAACTTAAGCGGCATGAAGGCTTTAAGGAACATGTTTACCGCTGTTCAGCCGGCAAGTTAACCATTGGCTATGGCTATAATCTTGATGCTAACCCGCTAGAGCTTAGCTCAGTAGAGATTAATTTTGCGCGCATGTATGGCATGGCGGAGCAAGAGGCCGAACGGTTATTAACCCGGATGGTTGGGCGCTGCATAGGTCAACTCGATACCGCGCTGCCGTGGATAGATAATCTAGGTGATGCACGGGAAAACGTACTCATTAACATGGCTTACAACATGGGTATTGTCGGCCTATTGAAATTTACTAAAACCTTGGCGTTAATTAAGTCAGGCGATTACCCCAAGGCAGCAGACGCGATGCTAAAAAGCAGGTGGGCTGCACAAGTTGGCCGAAGAGCAGTTGAATTAGCTGAACAAATGCGGAGCGGCACTTATGGCGCTTGATCCGTTCACTGCTGGATTTGACTTAATAAAAACCGGACTCGACAAAATTTTCCCCGACGCTGACACCGAGCTAAAGGGCAAACTCGCCGAGGCCGCTACTCAGATCAATAACGACTATCAACTGCAATTAGCACAGTTAGATATTAACAAAATAGAAGCGGCTAGTTCGTCGCTGTTCGTTTCAGGATGGCGGCCCGCTATCGGTTGGGTCTGCGGGTTTTCGCTGTGCTACGCGGCTATTATTGAGCCTATTGCGCGTTTTATAGCGTCGGTCATTTTTTTGTATGCGGGCGCTTTTCCGGTCATCGATACCGACATTACTATGCAGATTTTGATGGGACTGCTCGGGTTGGCCGGTATGCGAACATTTGAAAAACACAAGGGGGTGGTAAAATAATGGACGACATAATCGCAGCGATCGTGCAAAAAACATTGCAGGTAAAAAATGAGTGACGATGATTTGAATATCAGGTTGGTTAAGGTCGAGCAGCGGCTAGAGTCGCTATGCCGCGAACTAACAGAAGACAAAGCCGAGAGCAAGCATCAGCTAGAGCGCATTGTTGAAGCGCTTGATGATCTAAAAAAAGAGTCATCAAAAAACCGAGGATTTTTCGGTGGCATCGTTTTTGCAGTGTCAGCGTGTTTTGCGGTGATCGTTTATGCGCTGGGAAAAATGTAATGGCTGACTGGGACCTGATAGAGGCTAAGTACAAAGCGGGGCGGGACTCCGTTTCTGCAATCGCCAGGACTCAGTCTATATCAGAAGGCGCCATCCGTAAACGCGCAAAGAAAAACGGATGGGTTAGAGACCCGGCGGCGACAGTTAGGGAGAAAATTAAAGCGCATTTAGCTGGCGCTAGTACGAGCGAGGGCACTGCCTCACAAATTCGTACTATGATGGATGTGGCCGCGCAATCGGGTATTGCCGACATGGAGTACGGGCTAAGCAATAGCCGCAAAATCTTATATCAAGTTGGCCTTAATCTATCCGTTGCCGAAGATGCTCTCATTGAGCCACGGATACTGAAAACGCTAAACGAAGCCAATGCCGGAGCAATTGAAACTATCCGGCGGATTAGGCAGCTAGATGAGCCAGCGCAAAAAACCGAATTGCTAGCCGGGTTTAGAATGGTGTCAGAATAATGATACTAGAGGCAAGCGGAACGGCTTCTCAAATAGCATTTGTTCACTCAAGAGAGCTTTTCCCTGCGTTCGTTGCAGGCTACGGCAGCGGCAAAACTCACGCGCTATCGCTACGAGCAATCAGGCTATTGATTGAGGATAAGACCGATATTGCTTACTACATGCCATCTTATGATTTAATCCGCCTAGTTGGGTTCAAGCGTTTGCATGAACTGCTGGTCGGCGCTGGAATTGCCTGCAAGTTAAATTTAACCAACTTTACTATTGAAGCTTTGGGCTATGGCACGGTAATTTTCAGGACAATGGACGATCCTGAGCGCTTAGTTGGTTATGAAGTGGGCCATTCCCTAGTTGACGAGCTAGATACCTTGCCAGCCGCTAAAGCCGAAGCGATATGGAGGCGCGTGTTATCACGTAATCGCCTGAAACTTAAAAACGGCAATAGAAATACCATAGCGGTAGGCACTACGCCAGAAGGCTTTCGCTTTGTCTATGAGCAGTGGGGCCGGGACACCCAAAAAGCCGAAGCGAATGGCTATAAATTGTATCGTGGCAAAACCTCCGAAAATAAGCATTTACCGGCTGATTACATTGAAAATTTGCGCAATCAATACCCTAAAACCTTGCTTGATGCCTATTTAAACGGCGAGTTTGTCAATCTGAGTAATGGCATTATCCAGCGCCAATGGTTTAAACAGTCAACTATCACACCAGATAGTCTATGCATGGGGGTTGACCTAGCGATCAGCTTAAAAGACAGCGCTGACAGTAGCGCTTTGGTTGTCGGCGGTCTGCAAGATGGGACATTCCATGTAATCTATGCCGAAGCCAAAAAGGGCACGTTTCACGAGGTGCAGCAATGGATCAAGGAAATTGCCGCCGCCTATCGTCCTACGATTATTTTTATCGAGGCGGTGCAATATCAACTTGCAGCGGTACAGGAATTGATGCGCACCTCAACACTGCCGGTAGTTGCTGCACGACCCGACAAAGACAAAGCCTCGCGACTAATGCCAGTTGCAGCTCGTTACGAGCAGGGTTTTGTTGCCCATGCTCCAGCAAACAGCGGCAATGCGATCAAGCAACTGGAAGATGAGCTGGCGGCCTTCCCAAATGGCGCACATGACGATTTAGTTGACGCGCTGGTGTATGCGTATCTAGCCGCCGCACAAAATTACAACAGCGCACCTGCCGCACGCGCGCCTTTAAAATCCTGGGGATAACTTTGTACAATCCATTTAAAAAACCAAGCGCCGTAGCAGCTGCAACTACAATCGCCACGGCAACCAAGAGCGACAGCGCCTTAAGCGATGATGTCGCTAATCGGCAGCTTTACCAATGGCTCTGGCAATATCCAGACCCGGACGAGATGCTGCGCAAAGCTGGGTTATCGCGTTCGGCGCTAAAAATAACGGAGTACGATGACGAAGTTAGTCAGTGTATGGACACGAGAAAAGAGGCAGTAGTGGGTACGCCGTGGTGCCTTGAGCCGAATCAAACCCGCATCAGTAAAAACATGACAGCAATGTTAGAACCGCATATGGAGAACCTAGTCCGTGGCGCAATGGATGCGGTTTTTTATGGCTACTCGGCCATCGAGGTGGTTTATAAAGGCTCGCCGGGGTCCATCAGTATCGATCACCTATCACTCAAGCCGATGGACTGGTTTACCTTCAACGCCGACGGCTGGCAATACATCGATGATGGTGGCGCACATTACCCGCTGGATCCTCGTAAGTTTATTGTTACCGTCCGCGCCCCAACTTTTATCAATCCGTACGGCGAGGCGCTACTGTCACGAATCTGGTGGGCGGTATTTTTTAAAAAACATGGTCGTCAATCCTGGGCTAGGTTCTTGGAGCGCTTTGGCGAGCCATTATTAATTGGCAAAACCGCCGACCAAAAAAAGTTTATTGATGATCTGGTTGCATTAGGCATGGCCTCCGGGCTGCCCGTCCAGCCAGATGACGATGTTATACCGGTGACAGTGTCGCAGGCGGGCGAGTTTGAGCGCTTTGAAAACGTGCTGTGCCGGTCAATACAAAAATTAATCTTAGGTCAAACACTAACCTCCGATGCCAGTAGCGGTGGAAGTTTTGCCGCTGCTAAAGTACACAACGACATCCGGGAAGATAAGCGCCGAGCTGATACCCGCTTAGTGGCTGCCAGCGTCCAACAGCTGGTCAACACCTTGGCAGAGTTAAATGGCTGGGCAGCGCCTAAATTTATCATGGCAGACGACTCGGGGCTGGAAATGAAACGAGCCGAGCGTGACGTACTGCTAGTCAACGGCGGCGTGTTGTCGCTGTCAGAAACTTATTTGCTAGATCGTTATGATTATCGGCAGGGCGATTTTACCATCCCTACTAATTCAGTATTGCCAACACCGACGCAAGGCCCACAAGATACATCAATGAGTTTTTTCGCATTAGATAAACCACCCATAGTCAATGGGAGCATAGCTTTTACGCAAGATCAGCAAGTCATCGAGGATTTAGCCGACGCGGTGCTAAATGCACTCAACTCGCCTATTGATCCTGCTCTTATTGCTACGGCAATCCGGGCCGCTAAAAATCCACAAGACCTTGAAGATCGTTTGGCCGCTGTGCTAACCAGCGCCGACATTAGCAGTTTTAGCAGCACACTGGAAAAGGCTTTATTTGCCGCAGATATAATGGGTTATGCCCATGCCGGGTGATCCACTCGCTATAGGGCTTAATGTTCCCTTTGCTCAAGCTATCAAGGCCGCGCAACAGCGCAAAGTTGTTTTACCTGACATTTATTATGGCGAACTGCAAGGGCTTGAGCGTCAACTTGCATTTAGTATTGCGGGCGTTGCTAGTCTCGATCAATTAACAATAGTCCGTGATTCGTTAGCGGCAAAGCTGCAAAGTGGGCAGACGTTTAATCAATGGAAAAAAGATATACTCGAGTCAGGAACACTGGATTTACCCCGGCATAGACTAGATAATATTTTTAGAACCAATATACAGGGCTGTTACAACCGGGGGCGTTGGGAACGCTTTGTTGCGGTAAAAGATGAGCGGCCTTATCTGATGTATGACGCGATTAATGACAGCCGCGTTAGGCCCTCGCATTTGGCAATGGATAATATCATTAGGCCGGTGGATGATGCGTTCTGGGCTAGCCACGCGCCGTCCAATGGGTATCGTTGTCGATGTCGGTTAATCTCGCTTACAGCCGAGCAAGCCCAAGCGCGATCAGGAGCAGGACATGGGTTAAATAAGGCTGTTAATGGCGTGGAAATGGAACCCGATAAAGGCTGGGACTATAATCCCGGACAAGATTTATTGGCAGGGGTTAAGTCGGCAATGGCTAACAAGCAGGGGAAGAGTGGCCCTGTGTTATTATCGGCGCTTAATACAAAAATAGCCGCTGATATGAAAATAATAACTTTACCCGGTTTCGCTGTTGTCCAAGAAAAACTAGCCGACATAGCCAGTAAAAACCCTGAATGGTTCCCATTGGGCTACAGTGGGATTCATGCGGTTAGCAATCCTGAACTGTATGCCGCTTTTAATCCAGAAAAAGCGCTGTTTTACGTGTCCGCAGCGGATGATCCTGTATTAAATTTTAATGCTGCACAAGAATTAACAGCTGCATTAGAAAGCATTAAAGCACAGCGTCCTTTGACATTTAAAAATGAGTACGCCATAGAAACGCTATGGCACGAAATAATTCACGGAATAACTGGGATTGCGCCGGTAGTACGGGAAATCGGGAAAGACTCTATTCAGGAGGGTGTTGTACAGCTGATAGCGCGGCATAGCTATCACAAGCTGGCTATCGCGCTAGGTTATTCAGCAGCGCATCAAAGCGCAATTATTAATGGAGGTTATGCCTACCGCCAAGCGACGGGGAACCTTTTATCGATGGCGGATATGGCGGGGGTGGATGTATTTTCATTCGCCGAATTAATCATCAAAGAAAGCAACGATTGGCGGCTGATTTTGTCGCAATTATTGGCGGACGGGATGAACCTGAAAGCAGCAGATATGCAGCCGCTATTTAATCAAGCTGAGCGAATAAACACAGGTGACTTTAAAGAGAAAATTAAGGTAAAAATCAGGAATGCCCGGCGCAACAAGGGCGCATTGTAAGTTGACGACGAAAGCTGCCGTCTTCAATCTGATTTAGAAAAAACGCCGCTTTATTTTCATCGTGACGCATCGTATAAAGGCGAAATAAATCAGCATAGGCGCTATCTTGGCTTAGCGCATAAAAATATTCTTCCCTAGTTTCAGGGTAGCCGTCGGTTAATTGCAATATTTCAGCATCGGTAATACTGTGATCGTAAATAGTTTCTATATGACTTTCTTTAACAACAGCATTCATGGCGCGCCTCCAATAATTCAACTTTGAGTATAGCACAAATGACCACCATCAACATCGGCATAGACAGCGCCGCCGTAAATAACGCACTACGGCAACTACTCAGCAACGTGGACGATATGACGCCTGCGTTTAATGCAGTTGGCGAGCACATTGCCAGTCTGGTTGACCTTAACTTTAGAGATGCTTCTGATCCCTATGGTACGCCTTGGCTACCACTAAAGAAGCCTAGAAAAAACGGTAGCAGTAAGCCGCTCAACGATACCGGTATATTGAAAAATTCAATTACCCAGCACCCTACAGCCGATAGCGTAACCATAGGCACCAACGAGCTATATGGCAAGCACCATCAGTTTGGCACTAAGCATGTCCCTCAACGTGCTTTTTTACCCACCGAAGATCAAGGCTTACCATTCGACTGGGAGCAGGAAGTAGTAAACATCATCCGCCAACATATAGCCGCCAGCTTTTAAACATCAAAGCCGCTTAATTGCGGCTTTTTTGTAAAAATGTAGTGAACTCCTTCACCTGTTGCCCATAAGTTAGATGGAATAGAATTTAGTCACAGCTTAATTTGTGTGGCGCTTATGACTATTCAAACTCTTACCTTTGCGGTTACTCCTCTCATATCATCAGATAGCGAACAAACACGCTTTAGTGGCGTGGCCTATTCCGGCGGGTTAATTCCTGGCTATGGAAATTATGGCGATGCGGCGATTGATTTAAGTTCGATCACGTTACCAGAAGAAGTATTTGCTCTCGTCGATCACGACCCCGGACAACGCGCTGGAAAAGGCTCATTAGCTATTATCGGCAATGAGCTGGTATTTTCAGGCGAGTTATTCAAAAGCACCTCCGCAGGTCAAGAAGTCGCCTCACTATTTGCCGAGGGCGCACCCTGGCAAATGTCAGTAGGTATCCAGTCAAAACCCGAATATAGCAAAAATCCGCGCATTATTGCAGTTAATTCACAAAATTTAAGCCTAAATACTCTCTTTACCCATGCCAGCGTGAGGGAAGTTTCTTTCGTCCCTATAGGCGCAGACCCCAACACTTCAGTTTCTGTTTTCTCACCCGCTTTAGGATCAACCATTATGGATCAAGACGAATTATTAGAACGCTTACGCTACATGCTCAACCTGCCAACGCTCTCAACGCTAGAAGAAATCCTGGCAGAACTGGATAAACTAAAAACCGTTATTTCAACGCCCGAAGATACTACTCAGGGTTTGTCGGCTTATCTATCCGCACAAACAAAAGCACTGGAAGCGGCTAACAAGCAACTGGCAGATATTAGCCTGGCTGCACGAAAAGCCGATATTGAAGCATTATTCTCTGGATCAGAATTAACAGACGCTGAAAAGCAGCCGTTTTTTGACATGGATAATGTGCAATTTAGTGCGGTTAAAGCGCATTTTTCCAGTGCTAAACCAAAGGAAATCGACCTATCCCTGACACAAGAGTTCGCAGTCAACGGCAAAAAGCCAGAGGCGGTGGAATCGCTGCAATCACTTAACGCACAAATGCGTTTACAAGTATCAAATCACAAAAAAGGTTAATTAAATGACAGCTTACACAGAAGCGGCGCGCAATACCGAAGTATTGCTATCAGAAGCCCCCGGCTCTTTAAGTCGGGAAACCATTACCGTTATTTCAGGCGCTGGAGCATTAGCGGCGGGAACGGTACTAGGCAAAATCACTAAAGGCGCAGCAACAGCGGCACTCGTTGCGGGCGGCACAGGTAACGGCACATTCTCAGAAGTAACGGTAGGTAATAATTCGCTGGTTGGCGCATATCGCTTGATAGCGACCGCAGCGACTAAATTTAATCTTGAAAATCCATTGGGCGTATTTCTTGGCGTGGTCACGTTAGGCACTCAATCAACCTTAGGCGGCTTAACCTTTACTTTTACCGCAGGTGGAACGGCGCATGTTGCAACCGATCAAGCAACAATTACTGTTGCTGCTGGATCTGGAAAATATCTAGCTTTTGACGCGGATAATTTGGACGGTACAGAAGTAGCTGACGCCGTGCTGTTGTATTCGACCGATGCGACCAGTGCTGACGTTAACGCCGTGGTCATTACCCGTGCCGCTGAACTTAAATTAGCGAAAGTCGTCTGGGCCTCAACCAACACTGCACCCAACATCGTTATTGGCAAGGCTAATTTAGCCGCCAAAAATATCATCATCCGTTAGGAGTTTATTGTGGATTTATTTAAAGATTACTTTACTCGCGAGACTCTCGCCAAAACCTTATTAAAAACACCTTATGTCCCTGGACGTTTGGGCGAGACTGGCCTATTTGCAACGCGCGGTTTAACCAGCACCACCGCATTGATTGAAGAATTACCTGCTAACGCGGTAACTGCCGATGCTAACAGCATCGTCCGTGGCGCACCTGCAATTAGTCAGGCGCTTGATTCTCGTAAAATGCACTCCTTTCAAGTCGCATCTTACGGCTGGAAAGCCCGTGTATTAGCGGACGAAGTGCTCAATGTACGTGCAGCAGGAACAGGCGCGGCTGAACTTATCGCCTCACGAGTCGCTGATAATATTGCTAAATTACGCAGAAAAGCCGATTTCCAGGCTGAATATTTGCGCATGGCGGTATTAAAATCGCCGTCTAACACCATTGGTAATGCACCTGCCGCTGAGGTTATCGCGGTGCAAACTGACGCGACCAAATTGCGTGACCGTCTGTTTAACGCTATCACTATCCCGATTGAAACGGCGCTGGGCGGGATTCCTTACACCGGCATTCGTGTTTTTTGCTCAGACGGTTATTGGACAAAGCTGATTGAAAACAAATGGATTAAAGATACTTATTTGCAAACGAGTAATGCAACGGTGTTACGAGATTCCGGTCTGACAGAGGAAGTTAGAATAGCGGGCGTTGCATTTGAGCGTTATCGCGGTCAAGGCACGCTGGCAATTGCAACTGATACTGCTATCGCTGTGCCTGAAGGCGTTGATGAATTATTCCTGCAATGCTTTGCGCCTGATGACACTCTGGACTCAGTAGGCGTGGGCGCTATTGGCGCACCTTACTATGCACGATCAGAATTAATCCCAGGAAATAAAGGCTGGGACTTGATTCTTCAATCTCACCCCGTCATGGTCTGTACTCGTCCTGAAGCTGTGCTGGCAATCGCACTGGCTTAATAATGACTTACACCAGTTCACAGCAGCTCATTGATCGCTTCGGTGAAGCTGAATTAATCCAGCTTACCGATAGAGACGGCCTGGGCAGCATTAATGCCCAGGTAATCGCTCAGGCGATCAGTGATGCGGGCGCGGAAGTCGATGCTTATTTACGCGCTCGTTATCCGCTACCGCTGCTGGCAGTGCCTGATGAGTTGGTGCGAGTCGCATCTGATTTAGCACGTTATCAATTGTATGACAATCAAATGATTGTCCTGGTACAAGACCGGCGCGATCAGGCGATTAGCTTTTTAAAAGGCTTGTCAAACGGTACGGTTGCACTCCCAGCCGAGTGTATTAATGCTGTTGCGGGTAAAGCTACGTTAGCGACACCCACAACGCGCATTAACATTTATAGCGATGCTCAACTGGCCGTCATGCTGTGATTAATTTAAGACCACTCATAGAAACGCGGCTTAAAACGATAACGGATTTTAAAGAGGTGGCAGGAGCCGCTGATTTAGCCAATATCCTGCAAGGTCGCATGAGTGATCCAGGTTGTTATGTTTTTGAAGAGCGTGAAACCGCTGGAGAAAACTCACTAGCAACCGCAGTTGTACAACGCGTTATGCAGCAATTCTCGGTGATTATTGTGGTACGTAACGTCAAGGACAGCAAAGGCGCGGATGCAGCAGATACTAGCTATAGCTTACAGGCTAGTGTTATCACTGCCTTAGTGGGCTGGACTCCCAGCGCTAATGCAGAACCGCTTGAATATGTGTCGGGCAGTCTAGTATCTTTTGAGAATGGCTTTCTGATCTACAAAAACACCTTTAAAACCGCTCAATATTTACGCGCACTAGGATAAACAATGAATGAAGAGCCCGAACAACTAAAACCGCTATTAACCCAAGAGGAACTCTTAGCGATTTGGCAACTTGATGAATATTGGGGTGAAGGTGGCTCATACCTATCTGACCCTTATACCGGCATCCGCACTTTAAATAAGGAATAGAAATGGCATTAACTAAAAAAGTCATGATTCTAGCCAAGTTGGAAACAACTTATGGCACTGACTCAGTACCAACAAACATCGCTAACGCGATTTTATGCGGTAGTTTAAATATCACCCCGTTAAATGGGGATACCGTTTCACGAAACATCATCCAGCCGTTCTTTGGTTCTCAACAAAAAATCCTGGTAACACAAAACGCATCAGTAGACTTTGAGGTTGAATATGCCGGTAGTGGCATAGCAGGAACAGCGCCACATTACGGCACGCTGTTAAAAGCCTGTGCTTTTGCCGAGACCATATTAGCAGGCGCTAGCGTTACTTATGCGCCAATTACGTTAACATCAACTATACAAGCCAATACATCAGTATCAATCTACTTCCAGCGAGACGGCATTAAGCACGTCTTGCTCGGTGCTCGCGGCACCTTCACGCTAGATTTAACGGTAAAAACACTGCCTAAAATTAAGTTTAATTTTACTGGATTGCTGGGCACGATCACCGACACTGCGCTAGTGACAACCGGACTGGTCTATGTTGCCGCCGTGCCGGTTGCAGTATCAACAGCAAACACTACGCCCGCAACTATTTACGGTTTCACGCCGGTGATGGAGTCATTTACGTTAGACATGGCTAATACCGTAGCTTATCGCTCCCTAATCGGCACCGAGTCTGTTGTCATATCTGACCGCGCACCCAAAGGCACTCTAAAAATAGAGTCGCCCGATCTGGCAACTAAAGATTTTTTTGGTATTGCGCAAGCAGGCGCATTGGGCGCGTTTAGCATTAAGCACGGCCAAACCGCAGGGAACATTGTAACGCTAGCATCCAATGCCACCGGCATGGCGATTGAAGCGCCAAAATACGGCGACAACGCAGGCGTAGTAATGTTGGATATGAGTTATGCACTGATTCCGACATCCGCTGGCAACGACGAATTAACTCTTTCATTAACATAAGGAATAAACATGGCTTTTGTCATTAAGAAAAATCAATCTCTAGCAGTATTTTGCACTATTTCAGAACCCAATAGCGTAGGCGGCTTTAGCACTTATAAAGTGCCGCTCATTTTTAAATTGATTTCACAAGGCCGCATCGACGCGATCATTCGTAATGACAACGATGACGACATCAACATTATGGATGAAATATTGGTTGGATGGGAAGTAGGCGCGTTTAGCAATGAAGATGGCACAGACATTCCATTTAATGAAGAAAACAAAGCCTTGGTTTTAGACGTTCCTTATATCCGCAACTCGATGGTACAGGCATTTTTTACCTCAATTGCAGGTAAAAAGGCTAAAGCAAAAAACTAATCGACGCGGCTGAATACTACTGTAATCAGTCCAACGAGAACACTGATGAACTGGAAGCCTCCGCCCAAGCCTGGGGGGTAGCGCTTCCAGAGCAGGAGGAAGCCGAAGCTTCTGACTTCGAGATATTCAAAAGCAACGCGCCGGTCATTAGCGCGTTTTATGCGCTCGGTGGCTGTGCCTGGAAACATACTGGCATGGGCGACCTGGTAGGTTTGGATTATATCGCTGCCGATATTATCTGGCGCTACCAAGGCATTAAATTAACAAAGGAGCAATTCAGCGGCTTAATGCTGTTTAGCTCAGAAATAGTCAACATCCTCAACAAGCGCAAGGAAAAATAATGTCAGCACCGATTGTTTTAGGCATAACCATACGCGCAAACGGCAGTTCTCAAGTACAGGGAGAGTTAAATAATATCCGTACCGGCTTAGATAATGCCGGACGCTCAGCGGAAAATACCAATAGATCATTTGCAACCATGGCGCGTGAAACGCTAGGTGTGGGAGATGCGTTAAAAGGGCTTATGGCGGGTTTTGCTGCGCTGGCCTTATATCAGTCGGCGAAAGATATAATCATGCTGGCCGACCAAATGACGCTGTTAGACAGCCGCATCAAAATCGCCACCTCCAGCCAACAAGACTACATCAACTCATCAAAAGAGCTGGTTGCCATTTCCATGCGCACCGGCACCGAATTTGCAGCCAACGCCACCATCTTTTCACGCATCAATAAAGCGATGGAAGGCATGGGCGGCACGGCAAAACACACCACCGCACTGACAGAAACACTGTCTCAGTCGATAAGAATATCGGGCGCAAGCGTAGAAGAAGCCGCGTCAACCATTCGGCAGTTGTCACAGGCGATGGCGTCCGGCGTATTGCGTGGAGATGAATTTAACAGCGTCATGGAAAATGCGCCACGACTGGCGCAAGCGCTGGCCGATGGAATGCACGTCAGCATCGGAGCATTGCGAGCAATGGCCGAAGCAGGCGAACTGACATCAAAAAAAGTTATTGAGGCGATACAAAGTCAAAGCGCTGTAGTTGCCGCCGAATTTGCTAAAATTCCGCTGACAGTCGGCGCGGCGATGACGAATATTAGCACCGCGTTTGGGCAGTATATTCTCGAAGCGAACAAGGGCGCAGGCGCAACAGAGGGACTGGCGCAAGGTCTTAATGTGCTGGCAAATAATTTAACGCCGGTGATTGATAGCCTATTGACGCTGGGCACGGTAGCCGCCACGGTGTTCGCTGGGCAGATGGTGATTGCTTTGTCAGCTTACGTCACCGCGAAATATACTGCCGTTACCGTTGAAATGGCCCACGCTGCCGCGATCACGATGGATCTGGAGCGCACCGTAGCACTAACAGCGGCACAAGCCGCCAACACCACGGCCACAGTCGCCTCCTTACAGGCGCAACTTGCCAGCACCACGGCAATGGGCACACGCATGGCAGTCGCCAACTCGCTGAATGTTGCCTTGGTCGCGCAAACCTCAGCCACAGCAGCCGCGACAGCTGCCACCGAGGCATTGGCCGCGAGCAGCGCCACCGCAACATTGACGCTTACATCGTTATGGAGCGTCGCGTCATTGGTCAATATCGCGCTGGCCTTTCTGGTAGGCTGGGAAATCGGCACGTTCCTCAACAAATTTGAATCTGTACGCCGTGTCGCCAATGACTCGCTATATGCGGTGCTGTCATTAATCGAAGCGGTCAGTTATCGCTGGGAAAAGATGTTCAGCAAGCGCGATACCGCCAGCATTGACGCCGATCACGCTGCGGTCACTGCATCATTAGATGACCTAGTATCGTCAACAAATACGTATGTTACCGCTGGCGGCGAGGTAGTTGCTATATCAGACGAGATGAAATCCGCGCTTGAGTCTCTTAAAACACCACAACAAATATATAACCAAGCCATTGAGGACGCGACAGCACTAAGCAAGGTGCTTAATGCCGAAACAAAGCAGCTAATGATAACCGAAGAGCAGCGACTTGAACTCGGGGCTAAAGCACTGGTAAAGTGGCAGCAAGCTAATGCAGCCGAGGCTGACGCAAAGCTGACTAAAGCCGGAAAAGAGATCGTTACGCTGCAAGATCAGTATGACAAATTAACGCTGTCATCTGAAAAATATAATCAAGTCCACGCATTGGCGATGGAAGGAACTGCATCAGAAATTAGCGAGGTTGAGCGCTTATCAAATGCTATTCATGGCCTCGAGGAGTCCAGAACATTAGACAAAAAAGCCATGTCGGACTCAGCAGCAGAAGCCATAAAAGTGGCTAAAGCCGCCG